ATGCTGCCGTCGTTTTCAACAGTTTGCAGTACTCCGGCCTTTATATAAGCACTCGTCTCGTGGTCTCGGATTATTTTTTCTTCTGCTGCTGAGTGAACCATCTCACGGGTTGCGCCATAAGTGTTACGGTTCTCGAGCCCCCCGTTAGCGGTAGCTACTTGCCAAAGCCCGTCGAGCTTCTCTTTAAAATCATCTTCCGACAGTTTCACTATCGGATCACTCGGGTCAGCAGACCGGCCTTGGGTCATCGGTACAACTTGCTCAGTATCAAACCTTTTTACCTGCGGAACGTAAACTGTCTCACCTGTATTCCCGTCTTTTTCTTTATTAAACCCAACAATCTCGCCCTGTACGTTGTCGCCATTCTCATCAAGGAACTTTGTAAAACCAGGCAGACTATTCGCCAACTTCGCTATCAACTCAGGCTTTTCCGTTTGGAGCCTATTCCAATCGCGGGTTCGCCACTCTTTTCCTATGCCTTCGCCCCCGAGGTATCCGTCAATAGCAGCGACTGTCTCTTTCGCGTTAACGCCTTTTTCGACCTGCTTCTGCTCATAGTTGGCGATATCTTGCTGCTCGCGAGCAATCTGTAGAGACGCGTCATTGCGCTCATTAGCTCGACGTTGCTGACTAAAGCCTCGATACATGTCGAGACCTTGAAGAACACCTTGTCCAAAACTCATATCAAATTACCTTAAAATGCAAACGCGAAGATGGCTGCCGAAGCGAGACCACCGATCGTGCTATAAGTTTGTGCTTTTGACGCAGCCTTAGCCTGGTCATAAGCATTTTTTCGTTGGGTCGCGCTCTGCGCTACACCCTGCATCTGGCTCAGTGAAGAGCGGTTAACGCCCTGACCGATATTAATCAGGTCACCGATCGCTGCTTGGTTAGCTTCTTTCTGGGCAATGCGCGCGTCGTTTACAGACTGTGCAAGTCCCAATTTATTAGCGCGAGCCAAACCTCGCTCTTGTTGCTGACGCTGTGCGGGGGTCAAGTTGACTCCGTAACGTGCTGCGTTACGGTCAGCAACACCCGCCATCAAACCTTGCGCCTCTCCGGCATTCTTTCGTGCGTCATCAATTAGCGATGTATCGTTTTGTGCTCGGTCTAGTAGATCTTCTTCAAACTCACGATAGTTTTTAACGTAGTCGATATAGTCGTTCCGAGTGATTTCTGCGTACGCTTTGTCTGGGTCACTTACGCTTGGCAGTTGATTTACATAATCACCGCCTCGGTAGTTGAAGTTTCCAATGTTCCCAATACCTGAATACATACTTATTAACTCCCGAAGAACGAGCTTGAGTTAGCGTTTTTAAAGAAAGAGCCTTTCTGCATTTTTTGCTGCGATCTTGTTTCATCTGTATAGACTTTCGAGCCGTCTTTATTAGTCATGCCTTTCTCAGACTTCATATTCTCACCGCCCTGCAATACCAGAGAAGTAGCTACCTGTCCGAGAGCTCCCATCTTCGCTTCGCGTTGTGTCTGTTTCGCTTTAGCTTGAGTCAGTACTCTCGATGCGCCCATGCTGGCCGCTGAACCCATACCAGTTTGTGCATCAGCAGCTTGCCCGCGAGCAGTGCCTAATACGCCTAACTGCATGTTGTTCTTGATACCCAAGCCAGTTTTATCAGCTGCTGCAAGTTGAGCTTGATAGGCTTGCGCTTCCGCTCCACCACTTGCACCACTCGCAGCGCGGTCATAACTTGCTTTACCTGCCAACGTCTGCATTGTGTCGGCGTTGGCACGACCACGCAGAACATCCGCTGAATCATCAGTTTTTGACGCGTCGCGCATCTTTTGTAGCAGCGGGTCATACTTCTCTTTGAAGTATTTGTTTTCAGCCATAGCTACAGCTGCTGACGCTTTCTCTGCTGCTGACGGTTGATAATCTTTTTGTTTTGGTTTGCTACCCATTACAGTTCTCTCGTATAAACCACGGTGTCTTTCTTCCATCCTTCAGCCACGAAGTAATCCTCTAGGGCTGAAACTGGTGTCCTGGTTTCAAGGTTCTTAAAACCACTGTCTCTGGCTAGCTGGGTAAAGAATGGTAGATACCTAATCGCGCAACTTTGTCCGCGGTTCTTGGCCCATGCCAACCAAAGTAAAAATGTTCTCGCCCCTGTAAACTCATCCCGCTCTGCGGTAGTAATTACAAACCCCTCTGGTGCTACCCAAAGGTGGGCTTCTTCGTTCAGACAAGCTGCATATACATCTTCTGGTCTAAACGTAAGCTGAGCCTGCTCAGCTAAAATCTCTTCTATGCCGCGTTTTACCCAAACCCACTCTTCACGTATGTGGGCAAGGATTGGCTTATCCGCCGTTGCCGTATCTTCTGCGTCTTGTGCGCCAAGCGCCTGATGATCCACCATACTTAACACTCCTGTGGACTGCGGTGTCAGCGTTGCGCGACCTGCGCTCCGCGGCTTCTACACCTTGATTAAATAACTGCCCATAAACTGATGCGCCTTGTAGGTCAGACCAGTCTTTGTTTGGGATTCTTAGCAAACGAAACAGAGCGCCGTTGATGATTGTGTCTCGATAATCATTCATTACGTCGTTGTCACAAGCTGTGCTCGTGTGAGTCGGGCTTAGAACTGCGCGGATAATCGTGCTACCTACAACAGTTGCTGAAGGGATGGGGGCTAATATAAAAGTAGCCGAGCTCTGCTGGATGAAATATTGGGGCACACCAGAATCTTCGCGCCACTTTGGTAATCTCTGCTCAAGCAGCGTAGTGGTCGTTGGCTCTAGGTCTTTACCTTGGTGCGTAACCCAAAGGATCTTCCGAACAGATGTCCCAGAGGGTGGCTCAAGGTCATATTCGAAGATATTTGCAACTGTGGTGGCAGGGTCTAACTCTGCCTGGTAGACACTGGCGCGTTCACAAAGCTCGACAACCGCTGCTCGAATGTTATTTTCGATCAGTGTGTCGGGGCAACCTGGAACCATAGGAAGTATTTCAGGGAGTAGCGCCTCGTAAGAAATCGCCATGCTTTATACCGTCTGTGGTTGTTGCGCTGACCTGCGTTCGATGTTCGGGTTTGTTACCGCGTCAATTTGACCTTTGCCCGTTACAGAAGCAGTAAATAGCTGGAAATGGCTGGAAGCGCGTTGCTGATTACCAGCATATTCAGCGTCTTTCATGTAAGCCATATACAACACGTAGTTCAAAACAGCATTAGCGAATATATCGGGAATCGATAAATTATCTGACTGAGCAACAGTGGCTGGGTTGGAGCTATAAACAATTTCTAAGAAAGCGTTGCCATCAACACCAGGGTATACGTAGAAGTTTCTTGGGTTTTGCTCTTCATACACGTAGTGCTTAACAATATTAGTGTGCGCTGCATCACCAGCTACTGACGGGTCGTGCCAGTCTGGGGTTTGTCCGTTAAGAACTTCTGCATCTACAAGCCGTACTGAGCGCTTACCTGTGCCGTTAGAGGCTGCAGACATATTGCGTATTACCTTGAGCAAGCGGTTACCGCCTGACGGGATCTCTTGCTTAGTACCGTCTACCAAAGTAATAGTAGTGTTTGTTGCACTAGCATCGGGCTTTAGTAAAGCAATCTCTCGCTGCGCATCATTAATCCACAAAACCAACTCGCCGACTACTGGCCATCTAACGCCTGTAGTGTCTTGAAGTACTGTTTGCGCTCTGTCAATAACGCTTTGAACTGTGACTGCCATGATGTTTACCTATGAGTTAAGTATTGATTCCCAAGCGGCTTCTCGGGCATCTGTATCAACCGTTCTACCTAGCGCCTTATTTACAGCTGCTGCTTTTGGGTAGCCATCGGTTTTAAAATTCTTGGGGTCACCTTCGTCCATCATCTTTTCAAGACAGGTGACTAGCTCGTCGTCAATCTGTACAGAACTCTGTACCTCGATGACTTCTTCGAACACTGCTTCTTCAGCATTCTGTTCTTCAACGTATTTATCGTTGTATTCTTTAGCGCCCATCTGAATAGCTAATAGGCCAACTTCATCTGCGATTTCACGGGGTACACCGGCTTCAAACAATACGACGGTGCCACCAAGGGTCGTCACTCGTAATGACTCACTGCTTACAATCTTCATGATTAATACCTTTAAAAAAGAAAGCCCCCTCCGAAGAGGGGGCGATTGTCTTACTGTGCGGAGTCTAGAGCGATGATGCCGAAGTCCTGTACAGAGCCACTGATGTCGCTGTTGTACTTAGGCTTACGGAGACCAAAGATCTTGCCAACGCTGATACCAGACTGGTTGCCATAGTCGAAAGTATCTTCAACCATTTCAGGCAGACCGATGTCAGCCAAAGCCAGAGCCTGAGCACCACAGAACAGAGCACGTCCGCCAACTACGTCAGCATCAGCACCCCACTTGTAGCCAGCTGCGCCAGCGTTAGATGAAGTACCAGTAGTAGCGCCAGAAGTGTTAAATACGTGGCGGAACTCGTGGATCATTACACCGTCAACCATCAGGCTAGAAGAACCAGCGAACAAGCTGTTGCTTGATCCGCGTACGCCAGCGTTACGAACGTTAGCGATGAAGTCAGAATCTAACTTCAGGTCAGCCATTTGCTGTGGAGTAACAAACATGTGGAAAGTTTCCTGGTTACCAGCACCACGAATACCACGGATATAGTTATCTTTAGCATATGCTTTCAGGTTTACGATGTGCTTGTAGCCGATCTTGTCAGATGCAGTTACAGCAGTAGTATCACCGGCAGACAGGTTTACACCGTTGATTCGCAGGTGACGATCTGAAGTAGGAGCAGATACGTCTGAAGCGAACTCAAGGTCAACCAACTCGTGTCCAGCTGTACCAGAAGTGGTACGCAGACCGCCGTTGTTTTTGTGAGTGTATGCAACACCAGACATAGACAAGAATGCCAACTGGTCACAACGGTCAGCCATTGCATAAGCAAGAGCGTCGCGTGATTGCTCACGGAAGTTAACTACAGTCTTCTGGTCGGTCATACGGCCAGCGATGCGGTTAGCAAAACGTAGCTGATCCAGCTCAATGGTGATGTCATACGCGCGGAGGGCTTCTTCATTCCCTTCCAGCGTGTTGTCACCAGTGATACCGTCACCAGTCATGTCAGCAAGCAAAGTGATGTTAGCTTTGGTGCCTTTTTGGTTTTTAGTCAGTTCAGTTACGCGCTGTACCATTGCGTTTGAAC